TAGGTTTTGGTTTTGATTTGGTCAGACGTGCGCCGCGTTGGCGGAATGCTGGTTTTGTCGCGCGCCAAGATTTGTTGTGTGGTGGTATCCTTGGCGCGCACTTCACGATGGAAAACCAACTGTTGCAACAAGTCATCATCAATAAACACTTCGGCACGCCAGCAACGATCGGATTTTTGCGTGGTAACCGTGCTTGTGCCTTGGTCAATTGCCATTGCTTGCCCCTCCTATGTCAGTGTCAGGTTTGCCGATCGCACCACGCCATCGCTACCTTTATATTTGATGGTTAGTTGCGTGTTGCTTGTCGCCTGAAACATCATTTGGCCAATGGCCAATGGCGTGGCCGATGCCGCCACGGCAACAGACATTTCACCGTTAACGCTCAGCGGACCGCATATCATCTGCCCGGTGGCGCGGATGATTTGCAACGCAAGATAATTCCCCGCGCCGTCATTGCGTACCGCATACAATCGCATATCCTGGCCATCATATGCGGTTGGGCCGCCGGATGACGCACCGAGATAGCCAAACGACCATCGGTAAACGCCATTATCCTTGTAATCCAGAAAATTATCGCTACTGGACAAATCGTTCATAACAATACGGCCACCGCTGACGTTCAAGCCGCCGCCGACATTAAGCGCGCCTTGGATGCCGGCGCCGCCCGTGCCAACCGTCAACGCACCGGTGGTGGTGCTTGTGCTTGGGGTCGTGTTGCTGATCGCCACCGGGCCGGCAACCGTGCCGCCTTCGGTGGTGAATTGTTTTCCCGCCGGCACATCGTTGGTAACGTCTTTCAATCCGGCGGTGAAGTTGACCGCGGCGCCGGCGTTCGATGACGCCAACACCGTGTCACGGACCAACGTTGTGGCATTCGACATATGGCCGGTGCCGCGTTCCCATTCCGCGGCGGTTTGGCTGGAAACAAAATAATCAAAAACGTTTGTGGTTGTGCCGGTGCCGAACGCGGTGGAAAACGATCGCTTGCCGTTGACCGCGGCCACCGTCAAGTTGCCGATGCCGGTTGATGTGGTGGTTTGGTGAACAAGATCGGACGGCGCCGGCATCGCTATTTTCCAAGCAATTTTCGGATGGCATCTTTTCGCGCTTGCTGGATGTGGGCGCCAAGCACCGCCGGTTCACGATCGCCGTTGGCGAAACAATCCTCCGCCGCATCCATCATGGCGCGTTGAATGATCGGCGCCACTTGCCGGCCAAGCGCCGATCGGCCAACAACCGCAATCCCGCACGCTTCCACGATGCGCGGATACATGCGTTCGGCGCGTGGCTTCAAGCGGTCCGGCAATTGTGACGGATAGCCGTTATCGATCAGCCACCGGTGCGAATAGGCGCGCAAGCGCAAGTTCAAGCAATCCATTTGCGTGCGCGACATATGGATTGAAATCAACGCTTCGCGGTCGCTGGTCGGTTGCGGCAAGTGTGGCGCGATGTACTTCCATAGCCGGCGAACGCCCGCCGTGTCACATTCAATGAGACAGCGGGTCATTTCGTCGGAATGTTTGGCCACTAGTCAAACGTGATGGTGGTTGACGGATGCGCCAGCAATCGCGGCGTGATGCCGGACGCGCCGATCGCGATCGGTGGCGACACGCCACCGGATAGCAAGATCGGTTGCGCCGCCGCGCCGGTGTGGCCGGTTGAAAAATTAGTGATGGTGGTTCCCGATCCGCCCGATGCCGGGAAATCAATATTGGCCGCCGGCCCGGTTATGCCGTTCGATGGCGCAACCCACCCGCCGGTGGTACGCGCCACGCTCACCCGCGCATAGCTAGCGTAACCGGCTTCGGACGTGGCCATAGTGCCGGCGTCCGCCGGATCGGCGGTATGCAGCGCCACCGAAATGTTGGTTTCGCCGGTGCTGGTCGCGTAGTCAGTCCACGAAGTGGCGCGGAAGATCAGATTAACGATTGCATCCTCAGTCGTGTTGCCGATGGTCATAGCTTGTCCTTTCTGCTTGTGAAATTCACGCAAGGCACCGGTAATAAACGGCGATGCCTGCGCTGGCGGCGGCGGCGCCAGCCGCATCCAACATTCGCACCTTGAAGCTGGTGGCCCCGATTGAATGGGCGTAAGCCACGAACGTTGCGCCATTCCCGGCCAAGTTTGTAATCAACACGTTTGATGGTGTTGCGTTGAGTCCGTGATTGATCAGCATATCACCGCTGGCGTCAGTCAGGCCGTCGACACGCTCCTCGCTAAAAGTACAGTCAACGGTTCCAGCCTTGAATGCGCCGCTGGTATCAAACCTTGGCCTAGGCCCGATATAAGCCGTGCTGCCTACGACACACTGAATATGAGTGTCGCCACCGGCGGCCTGGTTGCATAAGATTGAATAGAATTGATCGATCCGCAGTAGGTTATTGAATCCACCGACATAGTTATTGTCAACCGGCGACCCCGCCGTTGTGAGTGATCCAATCCGAATATCGCAGCTATCCGACAAAATGGTGATGCCACACGGCATCGATGGAGGGACGCTTGCCGTTGTGGCTCCATAACCGATCAAGGAATTGATGTGACCGAGACAACCATTGGCCCCAAGCTGAATGTAGATCGCCGCGCCGCCATAGTCGCAGGCCACGCTTCCCATCTGGAAGTTGCCGCAAGTGCCGCCCGGCAAGATGCCATTATTAGGCGACTGGAATATAAAAATTCCCATCTGGTAGGCGTAAGTAAAAATCCTATCAATCTGCGGAAGATCAACGCGGCCAAGTTGAATTCCATTGCCGTGCGCCAGTGTATAATCGTAAACTTCTGCGGATTGCCGCCAGATCGGATGGAAGTGGATGAAATCCAGCCTCGCAACGTCGTAGCAATAATCAATCCGAATTCCGACTGTCAGCGGTTGCCCATAGATCCGGTGAAAATGAATGCGCCCGGTCGGATGGTTGTTCGAAGTCGTGCAGATAATGCCAAGCGATGGATTTAGAAGCGTGATGCTATCTACAAAAACATCATTGCAGGCGTTGAAATAAAAATCCCATGAGAAAGAGCTGGGCGTAAACGGCGTGCCATCCGGTTCCGGTTGATTTCGGAACGTGCCGAAGTCGCTGATATTCCTAAAGCCGTTGGGGAATGTAATGGCAGCATCATCGGCAACAAACCCAACCCCGGCGTGGTCAAGATGAACCCACGTCCCCTGTTCAACGGTTGGATTGTTGCCCGCCGAAGACCAAATGATGGGCATCCCTGAACCGGCGATGCGGGCATACTGCGGAAGGCTAATCGTGGTTGTCAGCCGGTGGATGCCGAAAGTCAGCTTGACGGGTTTATTCTGCGCGCTGCCTACGTTAATGGCGGCCTGAAGCGCAACGGTGTCGTCTGCGATGCCGTCCGCTTTCGCGCCGAGCATCTGGGGGACAATAGAAAGTTCGGCCAATTCCCACCACGCGCCATCGGCCGATTGAAACTTGCCGGCGTGCGTTGGTTCGCTGACAACCTTTTTGTAAAGCGCCGCGCCACCGTCGCCGTGCGTGGCGTAGCCTTGCACTTGAACGTAAGTGCGCGCCACGGGGATGGTTGCGGCGATGGCAAAGGCGCGGCTTGGCATCATCGGCACGTCGCCGGCGCCTTCCACCGCGGCTTGGTCGGCCGCCTCAATCGCCAGATCGCGCGCCGCTTCGGCGGCCGCTTGCGCATCCTCCGCCGCGGCCTGGATGGCGGCCGATGCTTGATCGGTCAGCAACCGGAAAAACGGATTTTGCACAAAGCCGATTACCGCCATGCCGGCGATCAAGCTGCCCGGCGCAACGTTGCTGCCGCTGGCGGTGATGATGGTAAGCGCCGCACCGCCGTTAAATGAGATTGTAGTCGGCGGGCCGGTGTTGGTTTCGTTGACGATGAACACAACCAACTTATCATTGCCAACCGGCAATTCCGACGTGGCAACAATGGCGGCCGCGGTGCCGGCGCCGGCATCAAATGCCCGGATAAAATTATATGGCAGATCGCCAACCCGCGACCATGAGCCGGTGCCGCTGCCGCCAGTCTTTTTATAAATGCCGTTGTTGGCCACGCCATCGGCAATCACCCAAGCCATCGTATTAGCGGCGTGCGCCAGATCGGCATTAAGCAAAGCAACCGTGAAATAAATCAAACCGCCGTTGGCGCCGCCGGCGTCATAGAATAATTCCATCGGCCGCAACAGGTCGCGGATATCTTTTTTGAACGGCTTGTGCGCGCCCGAACCCGGCACGCCGTCAACTTCAAAGTCGCGCCATACCGTATCGACGTTTTCAACCATGTGAATTTCCCCTTAAACCGTGGTGCCAGTTGCCGCCGCGGTACCGTGGCCGGCCGATCGTGCGGCCGCATAGCCAAAGCCGGGCAAGACAACGAACGTGGTTGACCAATCCGAAAGCGTGCCGGCCGCGCCATACGATGCCACTTCAAATTCAACCGTGGCGCCAACTTCAAACGCAACCAAAACGGTGGTTTGCAACCGATCGCCGTCAATGGTGGGCGTGGTTACCGGTTGTTCGATCCAACTGCCACCGTTGATGCGATAGCGAACCCGGAATGCCAGATCGGGCCGGCCCGGATCGTCCCAGGACACATTGAAATATCCGGCTTCGGCGGTTGTAACTGGACTTGCCGCCACATGACGCGGCACCGGCAAGGCTTGCGGCGGCAACACCAACATCGATGCCGGGATATAGCCTTCCTCCGCGGTGTTCCATTCGTCCATCGCCGGATCGGCCACGACGAAATCAAACCGGCATTGCCGGTTGGCCAAGTCGGTTTCGCGCCGGCGCAATTCGATCGCGGCGCCGGCCAATTCGGGAATGAGCGGATAATTGATCGTCACGTAACGATGGCCGGCCGCGATCATGCCGCCCAAGTTGGTGGTGACGGTGCCGCGGATCGCGTTGGAACGAAGGAAAATCCGCTTGGCCAGTCGGCGCAACTGGGTTGGCGATTGCACCGATGCCGGGCCGAACGTTTGGGTACGCGCCTTGCCGCGGTTCAGGATCGCGGCGTCGTCGCGCCACGCTTCCAAGGCTTGCGCGGTGTATTTGTGGCCCGGCGATGTGAACGAAAGCGTTAGTTCATCAACCTTCTGTTCGTCCGGCACGCCATAGTCAATTTCCACCGATTGGATGATGGATTGATCCAGCATCACCGCCGGCGGATCAACTTGGCCAACCCGCAATGCCAAGGCGCCGTCGCCGTCGATCGAAACCCAACCATCACATGCGCCAAGGATTTGGCCCAGGACTTCGGTCGGTTCGGTTTCAAACTTGAACCACGGATTGGATGCGTAGCGCGCTTCAAAGGCACCATCGCCGCGTTGCACCGCTTCATCGCACTTGGCGGCTTGCGCGGTCAGCATCGCAAGCGCCGGCGTTATCAGCCGATCGATGGGCAAGCCCATGCCGTGGTCTTGTGACGTTAGATAGGTGACGGCTTGCAACACCGGGTTTTTCCAAACCGCAACCCAAAAGCGCGCATCAACACCGGGCGTTTCGCCGCTGTTTTCCTGCACGCAAAGCCACAACATGCCGCCGCCGCCGGGCGTGCCAACGCCGGGAATTACAACGCCGCCCCACAACACGCGATCGCCGGCGTTGTAATCGGCGCCACTATCCCATTGCGGATAGCTCCACCACGTATCGGGGTTGTTCGGGTCTTGGCCGGCGCGGAAATCCCAGCACGGCAGAAACACCGCCGCGCTTGGCTTCGGCAAGCCGTGCGGAAAGAACGTTTGGAATTGCGCTTGCGGCGTGGCAACGGAAACCAACACCAATTGAACCACGCGGGCGCCGCGATGGTCCGGCGTCCAAATCGTGGCAAATAAACTGTTGGTGAAGGCTTGGCCATCGCGGTAGCCAACGCCGCCTTGCACATAACAAAACGGAAACGGAAAGCACTGGCCGCTTGACGTGTTCACCACAACCGCTTCGTCATCGATATAAACTTGCTTGAAGCCGCCGGTTGGCCCTTGGCACAGCGCCAGAATGTCATACGAATAGGCGCCGTTCGCTTCATAGCAAACATAGTTGCCGGCCACGCGCACTTCGCCATAGCCAACGATGCGCGGCGGAATGGTTTGCCGCAACGGGATGGTGCCTTGTTCGGCTTTCGGTGCGCCGGGTTGCAAGGCGTAGTTCAACGCCACCGTGCCGGCAATCACGGTGGCCGCCGCCAATACGGTGGCGACATTGCCAACGGTGAAGGTTAAACCGCCAACCGCCAATTCAGTGCCGGCGGTAATCAACGCACCGCCGCCCAACAGTTCGCCAATCCCGGCCACAAAGATCGGGGTCAGGATTGGATCGTTTTGCACTTCACTTCCCAAGCCGTGACCAGCGGAAACCGATCGAAGCAAAGCGCCCGGATCGATCGCGCAACGAACACCGGCCGTTCATCCATCATCGATGGCGCGGCACAAATGCCGGCCACCACGCCAACCACCGGCATCCGGTCGCATCGCGACACCGGCACCGAAATAATCCCAACGTCACCGCGTTGTGGCGATTGCGTGCGCTCAAAGTCGGCATCCATCGCTTCGCCAATGATCGGCATGAAGCCGCCGCCGTCATTGATCACCGCGCGCCATTCGTCGGCATCGTTGCCGCGGCCGCGCCAGCCTTCCGCCGGATCAACGCCGGTGGCGCATTCAACCCAATCGGCAACCCACAAAGCACAATTCACGCTTGCCCAATCCCAGCGGCGTTGCCGCGCATCGGCCAAAAACAAATCCAAGGCGTCTAGGTCGGCGGCCATCGCTTTTCGGCGCCTTGATGATAAAGCCCAACCCGTTCACAGAACCGATCGGGCGCCAGTGCCGGGTTGAGTTCGGCCGCGCGCCGGCGTTGGTCCGGATCGGTCATGAACGACAAGCCGGCGCGGCGCCGCCCGGTCATCCAGTCGCCGCACGATAGCGTCAGCGTTGCGGTTCCCGGATCGGTGGCGGCACCGCCGGCGCTGTGCGCGGCTCGGATCAGATCGGCAAAGCCGAACCATTCCCAATGAATTGGCCCCACCAATTGCCAAGCGTAATCCATCGCCGCCCATCCGGCATAAACCGGCCGGCCCTGGATCGCGGCTTGTTGTCCGGCAATGCTTGGCGCGATTTCGGCAAACACGCTTTGCGGAATGCCGGACAAACCGAATTCAACCCGATCGGCAGTGCCGTCGAACAAGTGTGAGAACGATGGCAAATCCAACAATTCGCCGGCGCCGCGGTAGGTCGCGCCGGTAGCATCAACCGTGTTGGCGCCAGGCCGGATCGCGCCAACGCCAAGCCACAGCCGCACCGGTTGATCGCACGCCAGATGAAAGAACAAGCCAAGCCGTGGCAGGCCGGAACCAAGCCACATGAATTCCGCCGGGTTCAGTGTCATGCCAACGGCATAAAGCTTTCGATGAATTGCAGGGTCGGCCGGCCGAACCGCCGCATCTGCAATTCAAGCGATGCCGGCGCGGCGAGCTGCATCACGCAACGCGGTTCGTTGAAGTCGGCCGCCGTGCCGGCGTTGATAGCTTCGCGCAACGGCGGTTCAATCTGCACGCTGTAATAACCCGGCGTTGCGGTTTCCGTAATCCCAACCACGCGATAAAACCGCCAACCCATATTCGGATGCTCGATCGAAAACAATTCGCCGCCAACGAATGGCCCCGACATAAGCACATGCAAGGTTATGGTGGTGGCACGGAGCGGCGCCGCCGCGCTTATGTTGGCATCCACCGAATAATGTTGATGGTACAGCGCATCATCGGAAAATGGCGTGTCATCCGGCGAATGCGGAACGTCAATATGATCGATGGCCGCCGGATCATCCTCCGGTATGGGCGCGTAATTGTGATTACAGATCGGCACGATGATTGGCCGCGCGCCTTCGGCCAACAGCGCAAGGAACATTTCAAACCGCCGCACCAAGTAAGATTTATTGATGACGATTGATTGCAAGCCATACGCCCACAACCCGCCGCCATCGGCGCGCGATGCGGTGACAACGCCGGATGCGGTGCGGCCGCCGGTTCGCACCGCGCCAACCAAGCGCGGCCGTTCGGTGACGGTTTCGCGCAACAAGTCATGCGGAAATTCCAACACCGGTCACGTTCCCAACATTGCAAAACGCGCTTGCCGCGCCGGCGCCGCCCGCGCAATGTCGCGCGCCAAGCGGCGATTGTTTTCCGCAATGATGGAGCGAAACGCGCCTTCGCTCATAGTTGATCCGCGCGCATCGATATTGGTGATTGGCGCAAACGTGTTACCACCGGCGCCGCCCTTGGTCACGCTGTTAGGTAACACCATGCCGCCAGCGTTCGGCACAAACAATTCCGGCCCGCGTTCGCCTACCACATAGGCTTGGCCGCCACGCACCGGCCCGCCGGCTTGGCGGCCGAACAGTTTAAGCAATGGCGATGGCCCGCCGCCGGCCGTTGGATTGAAAAACATTCCAAACGCTTGGTTGATGGCGGATCGCGCCAACGTCTTGCTAAGATCGCGCAACACGTCATTCAACTTTTTGCCTTCCAAAATACTATCGGCAAAGGCATTCGAAAGCGCCGAACCCAATTCGCGCGATGCGCTGGCCAAGCGGCCATATAGTTCCTTTTGCACCGCCAGATTTTGCGCCGCCTGCCCGGCCAACTGAATTTGTTTTTTGCGTTCCTCCGTCAACGCTTGTTCGGTGGTCAAGCCTTGCCGCCGCGCGGCTTCCTCCAACAATGCGGTTTGCTTCAAGGCTTCCCGTTCGCCAGCGGTTTTGCCAACCGCTTCGCCTTCCGCCTGTATCAACAGCAAATGTTTGGAAAGCTGGTCATCAAACCGCAACAGCCAATCAAACCCTTCCTGGATCGGCTTCGCCCAATTAACGCCCGATGCGCGCTTGTTGACTTCGATGGGCAACCGGTTGGCATCGTCCAGCGCCTTTTTGATCAACAGGTGTGCCTTTTCGAAATTAGTCGCCATGTTTTTGGTGAAGTCCGCCAATGGCCCGCCAACCGTTGCCGCCTGAATGGCGCCGGCGATGCGCGCCAACATGTCAAAAACCTTTTCGAATGCCGGCAACACTTCCGCAACCAACCGCGTCCCCCAACCGGACATTGCCGCGGATACGTCAATAAACATCTGCTTTAGCTTTTCCGAGTGCTGCACCAAGCGGCGCATTTCGGGTTCAATGTTTTTTGCTTCGTCCTTCATCTTGCGGAAATGTTCCGGCCCTTCGCCCAACACTTTCACCCATTGTTCGGTCAGGCCGAACATTTTGGCGATTTCAATTTTCTCAAATTCCGAACCGGCCCGGCTCATCAACGTGGCGGCAATTTCCAATCCCTTGTTGACGTCAACCACAAGGCCGTTTTGTTCTTTGTACTTGATGTTGTTTTGATCGAGAAATTCGGAAAGCCGCGTGGTGTGGCGGTTCATTTCGTCCATCTTGGCGGCCGCCGTGTCCAATCCCTTGAACATTTCGTCATCGCCAATGCCGGCCGATCGCGTGGTGAACCCAATGCGTTGAATGGTTTGCAGATCAAGCCCGGTTTTGCGCGCGGCATCGCCAAGCGCAATCATTTGATTGAACGCCTTGGTTATTTGTTCGACAACTTCCTTCATCGCCGCTTCGATCAGCTTGACGGTGCCAACACCGATCGCGCTGCCGATCGCGATTTGCGAAGTCTTGGTTTCAATGTTTTTAATTTCGCGTTCGGCAATCAACCCGGCTTCCTTCAATTGCTTTTCGAATTGATCCAGCCGCGCCGAAATGGCGACAATCAGTTGCGGCGTATCAGCCATTTATTTTCCGCGCTTCAATGATGGCTTGGCGTTGCGCATCGCGTTCCAACATGCGGTCGAATTCATCCGGCGTTATGCCCCTTGGCCGTTCGGCTTCATCGCTGCCGTGGCATCGGTTCCAGCCGTCAACGGCGGCCGCGAATTCCCAAAGGCTGGCGCGGTTGAGTTGGTCGATTGACCATCCAATGGCCGCGGCGTTTCCGATGATGGTTGACCATCGGAATGGTTTGGGGTCGCCGCTTGGTTTTTTTTTAAGTCGTCATCCGCCGGCGGAAATAGCGCCGCGGTCAGGACCGACAGCGCCGCCGGCGTGTTGGGCAACACGTTCGGCGGATAGCAATAGCGGGCAACCTTGGCCAACGCCTTGGTTGGGTCCATACCGCCACCGATCAGAGCAAGCCGAATGGTGTGGATGATATCGTCCGTCCAGGGTCCGCCGCGCATGAGGCGTTGCAGAATTTCCACCGCCGGCGCGTTGCGCAAGCTTTCCAATTCGCGCAATTCCCCGATCGCCAAGCGAAAGCGATATTCGCCATCACCCCATTGCAGCGTGATCGAACCGTCACCACTCACGGGTTAGGTACCCAAGTCACCGCGCCATCGCTGGCCATCGTCACCGCAACGCCGACTTTGCTGCCCTGTTCGGCGGTGACGTTGAAACCCGGCAACAAAAATTTGCCGGTCCACTTGCCGCCCAACGCGGCGTTCGGTGCGTCAACGTCAAGCTGCACTTCGACGTTGATCGATGCGGTGCTTTCGTTGAACGCTATCCAGGTATCCAAGTCGCCCATTGACAGGATACCCTCGCCGGAAATTTCCGCCGACATGACGGTGACCGCGCGTTCCGCCCACGCCGGCGCTTCCGGGTCGTCGCAATCCGGCACCGCGATATCGTTCATTTCCTTTGTGAAGTTGATGCCCTTGGAATTCAGGCCGCACGGCGCGGTGAACACTTCGGGCGAACCGCCATCGCCAAGCTTGATAAGAAATTGGCTTGACCGGCTAGTGATAGGCTTGGCCATCGTTGATCACTCCATGAAAAAACCCGCCGTGCGGCGGGCTTCAAAGTCGTTGGCCACTTTGGTTTCGCTTTAGATCGGTTCACAGTTGGCGCGCACGGTGATGACCGCGTGCGCGGTGATGCCGTCCGGGTCGCGCAAATATTGGGTTCGTTCGATTGTCATTTCGACAAGCCGTTGCGGTGTGTCCAGCGTTAGCGGCGCTTCATCCAGTGCGGCGGCCACCGCCACGCCCAGGCGCTTCACCGCAACCGTATCCGGCCCGGCCGCCCATCCGTCCAGCGTGACAAACACCGAACCGCCATCAATGCAATCACCCACATCGGGCAACAGATCGAACGGGCCAAACGAAACGTAAGGCTTGGTAGCGTTCTGCGGCACCGCGTCATAAATCCGGCCGGCAACGATGGCGTTCACGCCGGCATCGGCTTTCAATGCGGCCACGATGGCTTTCTGAATTTCAAGGGACGGATCGGCCAGGCTCATGGCCAACCCAACATGAACGCCAACACCGCAACCACCACCAGCAACACCACCACCGCCAATGCCGTTTGCCGGTTAAGCGTCATGGTCCGCCCTTTAGCGACACCAATTTATTGATGGCGGCCACCGCTTCGGCTTTGATGGCGCGGCGGATGCCGGCGCGCTTCTGCCGATAGGTCGGCCAAAAGAACGGCCGCGCCGCCATCTTTTCGGTGCCGAATTCGTTGGCCAAGGCGTAGTCATACGGCCCGGCCGGCGCCGGGTGCGTGGTGGTGTCGCCGCCGGCCCGCACCACCGCGCGCAACGGCGATCGGCTGGATGGTTCAACCCGGATCGAACGCCACAACGTGGCTTCCTTGCGCGGTACGGTGATGCGCATCGCTTCGGCCAATTCGTGCGCCTGCCGGAAAATTTCGGCACGGACTTGCGCCCGCGTGACTTCCGGCAATGCCGCCAACACCCGTTGGAATTTGCTAACCGATTGGTTGGTGGCCATTAGCGGAAGATCACCAACTGAAACGCGCGATCGGCCGCTTGGTTGATCGGATAGTCGGCCGCGCCGGATCGGATTTTCAGGAAGCCTTCGCGCAAGCTTGCGCCGCTGCCATCAACCAACACCACGCGATCGGGATACATCGGCACCAACAATTCGCCGGCCACCGTCCAAATATCGCGGAATTCGGCCGGCGTGTCGGACGGCGCCAGTTGGAAACTGACATTGGCCGGCGTCCAGTCCGCCGGCATCCGAAACCGTAACAGCGTACCGCTTGATATGTCAGCCGCATCGGAAAGCGATTGGCCGGCCGGGATGGTCACGGTAGCTACGGTGATCGGCATGGATCAAACCGCCACGCCGGCTTCCGCCAGCATGTCCATAAACTTGCCGCGCTCCACCGTGCCTTGGTACGGATCAACCGCGGTGCGAATGTTGTATTCCGTGCCATCCATCATGTTGGTTACCTTCCAATCGGTGCGGATTTGCGCGGTGTCGGGCGATCGGCGCACCCGGATCACCACCGGTTGGCGGCCGGCCAAGCGCGCGGCTTCGATGGTTTCGCCGCCAAGCCGCGGCGTGATGTTGCCCCACACCGTGAAGCGATCCAGCCAACCGGTGGAAACATTGCCATATTCATCCTCAACATCATCGCGCTGCGAAAATTTCACGCGGTAACGCAGATCGCCGGCGGTCATCGTTGAAACGGCCGCGGCTTCCAGACGTGCGCGGCATCAACCGGCGCTTGCCCGGTCAACAATTCAACGTGCGCCGGATATACGATATCGCCGGCATCGGCGCGCTGGATCGCCAGCGCCGCGGCATCGATCACATGCAAGTAGGTAACGCCGGCTTTGAACCGCACGGTGATCTTGCGGTGCGGCCGGTAGTCATAATCGCGGGTCAGGTAAACGGTTTTCATGCGCGCGGCGTCCACCACGTTGCATTTACCTTCAAATCCGGTGCCACGTATTCGCGGCCGGGTATGAGTATCTCCCTGTGTTCAAAAAGATGAGCGGCGTGGCGCAACACCACGTCAAGCACATCGGGCGGCAACCGCGCCGCCGCGGTATCGGGCGGTGGCGGCATTTGCGCGCCACACGTCAACGTCAATGCCAAGTTGATGACGTGGGCGCCAACCAACACTTGCAACGGAACGCCGTGGATACTGTCCCACTTCATCGCCACGGAATAGTTGGCCGCCACATCGGCCGGCGGCTCGCCGCCGGTTGCGGTCAAGCTTTGCACCGGCCGCACCGGAATGTTGGCCGCGCCATCGATAAATTCCGATGACAACGGCAACCACTCAATCACCGTAGGGTTTAAACACACTTCGTTGACCGCCTGAAAATTTCCGATCGCGCGTTGCACCGCGTAGCGCACCGCTTCATCCTCGGCATTGTGGTCAACCCGCATATGCTGCTTAGCCAGCACCAACAGCGCATCCGGCAAGGCATCGATGTTTTCCGACACCACCAAATGACGCGCCGGCTTCCAAGTCATGCCGCCGCCGCTTCGGTGACGAATTCAAACGTTTTGATTTCGCCGCTGGTGAACTCAACAATCAAGTGGCCGTGTTCAACCGTCATGTCGGCAATGCCGATGCCCGCCGGGCCGGCCGGCCCCCGCTCGCCGCGTTCGCCCCGATCGCCCTGCCGGCCCGGCTTGCCGCGTTGGACGATTTGCATCCAAGCGTTATCGCTGCCCGGCAACTCGCCGGGATTGTCTTTTGTCGCCGCCCAGGCGCCGCCATCGTGCGCCACCACATCGTTGGTCGCGTAGGTTTCTTTTGGGTCATAGGCGCGGCGAAACCGCCACGGAGCGAGTGGTGAACCCGCTGGCCCCGCCGCGCCCGGTTCACCGGGATCGCCCTTTTCGCCCGGCGGGCCAACATTGCCGGGCGGGCCGGGCAATCCCGGTTCGCCATCCTTCAAATCCATATCCTTGATCAGCGCCGCCACGTGATCGCGCATCTTGTGTTCAAGTTCTAAAAACCGAACGCCGATCACGTTGCCGTATTCGTCAATCCGTTCACGCTGCCGCGCCACGTCCGCCGACAAGGCATGATCAGCGGCAAGCCGCGCCGCGCGTTCCTCCCCGATCACGTCACCAATCGCGGCGATCAATTCATGCGGCGCGTTCATATTGCCTCACAGCTTTTCGCAATTGATAAGCCAGCACGGCACGGCTTTCCTCACGCTCGCGGTCATCCGGTGCGGGCGCTGGCGCCGGCGTTGGCTTGCTTGGTTCGGTGACCGCGGAGAGCGGCAACAACTGTTGTTGCACCCGCGGTTCATCGCCGGCTTGCACCGGCGGCAAGCCTTCCAATTCGCGCGCTTCGTTCGGCGCAAAAATGCCGCCCTGCACGCCGCGCACTTCGGCTTCAATGCGTTCCTTGAAATTAGTGCGCAACAGGGTTTTCACATCAAGTTCGCACCACTCCCGGCCGGCCGGCACCACGTCCAGCGCAAAGAACGCATCAAACGATTTTTCGATATGGTTGATCAGCCAACCCAAGCCAGCCGCCAGCCATTCTTGCATTTGCGCTTCGGCGGATTTCACGGTGCCGCCATCGGCTAGGCCAACGATCATCGGCGGCACGCCGAACACCGCGGCCACCGCGCGATCGGACAATTTCAACTGTTCGACAATTTGGGCGTCAACGTTGGACACCGACACCGGGTTGAATTTCAAGCCGCGGGTCAGGATCGGCACGCCGCCAGCGTTCATGCCTTGCGCGTGTTCGTTCCAAAGCGCACGCATTTCATCCACTTGCGCCTTGGTCAAGACTAGATCGGTTTGCAGCACGCCGGACGGCCGCGACATGTTGTTGGCGAATGTGGTGGCCGATTTGTTGATGGCGAGCCGCGCCGCCAATTCCGGCGCCAAGGCTTGCAACCACGTCACGCCAACCAACGGATGGCGCGGCGTTTTTAGTTTGATGTGCAGCACATCGCGGGCCGGCACGATCAGCGAACGCGAACCGAACATTTCGAAATTCTGCAACGGCGGTTCGGTGATTTCGTAGAACACTTCCCGCGTGGATTGGCCAACCACGGTGGCTTCGCGCACCGAACATTGCCGCGGATCGGTCCAGTGTAGAGCGGTGATTTCGTTGCGATCGTTTCTGGCCGCCAGCGAATACGAATTTCCGTTGTAGAGCAGCGATGAAATCACATGCACCAAAAAGTCGGATGGCGTCTGGTAGGAATTCGGCACCCGCAACACCCGCGACAAGGCGGATGAATTGACGACTTCGCTGCCGCCGGTTTCCTTTTCGCGCATGTGGTAGCCGGGCAATTGCGCGATGGCGCGCACGTAAGCCCACACGCAAGCTTCCACGATCGAACAACCCGGATACGGCAACGGGTCGTAGTCCAGTTGCCAGAAATTCCAGAATTGCCCCCATTCGTGCGGCAACCAGCCATCGCGCAAATGGTACGGGCCGGCGTGATAGTTGCCCTCGCCGGCCGGGTTAATTTTCTGGCGCGATGTGAACGCCCGCGCCAGATTGGCTAACACGCCCATCGGCTATTCGCCGCGCTTGACGTTCCGGGTTTTGTACTTGCCGCCTTCATCGCCCGGCGTCATGTCGCGGGTTTCGTCCTCCGGCTCGCCGCGCAATTTGTTGGCCGCCTTTTCCGCCGCTTCCAGCGCCTTGTTGCGTTCCTCCGGTGTCGGTTCTTTGGGCGGTTCGTCGGCCACCGGCGCGTCCGGGTCAACCGCCCAACCGTCCGCGATGGCTTGCTTGGCTTCCGCCGGCGATACCGTCAACCGCTGCCCGGCGTATGGTCCCAACGTGCAATAGATGCTGGTTGGCTCGTTGTGGTCTTTGGTTTCCTTGGCCATTGGTTTTCCTCGTTTCTGACGTTTCGCCGGCGGCCGTCGCCGCCGGCGCCGCGCTTGGCGCTTTGCTTTGCGCTTTGGTTTTCTACCAGCCAACCGATGCAATGGTTTGCACCATCCCGGTTCGCCGCATGATCCAAGTCACGTAAAGCGACATGCGGATGGCAACGCTGTCAGTCTGGAACAGCGAACGCGCCGGCGCCGCAACCGTGGCCGGCGAGCCCACCGTGCCGATCGCCAACGGCGTGGTGTCCTCTTCGTGGATGGTCGCCTCGGTCGAAACCGCAAAGCGCGGCGTGTCGCCGGTTGCGGTGACGAAGTCGGCGGCATCGATCGCGATGATGCGGCCGGCGGTTACGGTTTGACTGACGATGAAGCGCGCGTTCATCTTGGCGCCCGCCGCTTCCACGCTGCCAAACACGAAATCGCCGGTGGTGGTCTGCACCAAGCCAAGCGACAGTGCTTGTGCCGGGTTGATCAGCATCACGATGTTGCGGCCGCCGCCGGCGGCCAGGATCGCGGCCACAAGCTGTTTCAAGTCCGCGATCATCTTTTCCGCCGCGGTGCCGCTCGCCGTTGCGGTCAGCGGCGTGACGCCGTTGAGCAACCCGGCCGGCCGCACGCCGGTTGACTTGGCGGTGGCATCGATCAGGAACGTGTCAAGCTGTTCGGACGTGTCGTCCGTCATCGCTTGCCGGATGATGCCTTCAATTGCCGGCGATGAATAAAGCGCCATTTCCTCCGTGAAAGTGGAAATTACCGCCAGTTTGTAGGGTTCCAGCGTGACGGTTGACAGGCTGGCTTTCTTGACCGGCTTGGCGCCGCCTTCCGCAACCCACGCGCCGGTTATCTTGCTGGTCGTGGTCCGCGTTGGGATTTTGATTGAGTTGATGCCGTTGCCGAAGCTTAGCCGCTGGCCGGCGTTGGAAAGTGGGCCATAGATCGAACTTGCCAACAGCCGATCCATGAACGAAACATTGGCGGAAGTCACCAATTCGGCCGCCCAACCCGCCACCGTGGTTTGCGCCGGGTTGACCGCGGCGCGCAACACCACGTTCATGGCTTCATCGTTGAGATGCCGGCCGCGATCGTATTCGCGCGCAATCTTTTCGATCGGTTCGCGAAGCGATTGCGCGGACGTCCAGATCGCCAACGAGCGGAACAGGTGTTCGTGCGGTTCAATCTGCTTTTTCGGCACCGCGAACACTTGCGGCTTGGCCGGCGGCAGAATTTCGCCGGATTTGGCCGGCGGTTCGTTGCCGTTGATCGGCGGCATGATCGCGCGCTCGGCACGCTGCAGGCGTTCAACGTCCTTTTGCGCGACTTCGATTTCATCCGGCAAGGCGCCGAATTGAGTTTGTTCCTCCTCGTCCAATTCGTCTTTCTTGGACAAGTCGGCAAGCCGATCGCGCATTGCGGTGACCCGCTGTTGCGCGGCGGTAATCTTTTGTGAAAGCGTCATCGGAACCGCCTTTAGTTGGCGGTGGGTTTCGGCTGACACGCCGGCGGCCGCGGCTGTTCGTTCAAGGCGTTCGATGGCGGACACGCCCAACACCTTGGCGACAACATCACGCGGAAATTGTTTGGCGATCGCCAACGCATTGGCGTTGGCCGGCACACTGACAAGCGAGCATTCCAGCAATTCGCTTTGCACGAACCGGTAGCCGTTTTCGTTCTTGCCTAGCGGTTCGATTTTTTTCGGCTGGAAGCCAACCGACACCGCGCGCAAGATGCCTTGCCGCACCAGTGCGCGCACCATGTTGACGATCGGCGTATCCGGGTCGCGTTCGGCCAGATCGAGCCGGCCGACAAGGCGGCCGTTCTCAATTCGCACATCGCGCCAGGTGCCGATCACCGCGTTGCGTTCGTGGTTGAACAGCGCAATGGGGTTGCGATCGGGCGCAAAGTTTTTCAAATCCCATCCGGTTTGATCGATCACATCGCCGCACCGATCCACCGATGCATCGGACATGACGAATTCCAGCGGATCGCCACCGGGCGGTGGCGCCGCGCGTTCGTGGTATTTCATGGCTGGATTTTCCGTCTAGGCGATCAACGCCGCGGTTTCGATTGGCGTTTGGCCCGATACCTTCAAGCCGCCGATCGCCATCAAGGCGGCCACCGCCAAGTCAATTCGGCCGTACAGCCGGCGCTTTTCCGGCTTGCGGTTTTGTGCCGGCGCGCCGGGCGCATGAACCAACGTGGTGTTGGCGATGCACCAGCGCAACACCGGATGCGCACCGTGAACAATCCGGCTTTCGGTGGCCGCCACTTCGAACGCCGCCACCGCAGGTGAGAACGATTTCCAGCCCTGCACGAACGGCACCAACGGCAACACCGCGCCAAGCTTGTCGAGGTGTTGGCGCAAAGCATTAATGTTCCAACTATCGTAGGCGATCGAAACAAGGTCCATGCCTTCAACCGCCTGCAAAATATCCGATAACACATAGGCGTAATCGATCGCCAAGCCGGGCGTGGCGCGCAAGAAACCCTGGCGGTGCCAAACGTCGTACGGCGCGCCATCGCGCGCGGTGCGTAGCGCCAAGGTTTTTTCCGGTGTCCATGCCAGCGGCTTCAAATGCATCCGGCCGCGGTCATCCTCCGCCGCCAGCACGAACGCGGTCAGATCGAGCCGCGCCGACAGGTCCAGCCCGCCGAACACCGGCCGGCCATCGGTGAATATGGTTTCGTCCACCGCTTCGTTGCCAAGCGCCCAAACGGTCGGCGTGCAAAGCAATTCGGCTTGCGCGGCGATGCGCTGGTTGCAGCGCAAATTGCGGAACGCGCTTTCCGCCGATGGCAACCGCCGCGCTTGCTTGGCTTCGTTGAAAATCGATTTTGCATCGAGGAAAATGCCAAGCGCCGGATTGCACGCCCGGATCACCGCTTCATCGAACACGTCCGCCTCAGCCGGCGCGCAAACCAAATCCACCACCACGCTTGGGTCATTGCTGGCCAGGCCGTCATCGATCAACTGGCTTAGCGGGTGTTCGTCATCCTCGGCTTGGGTTGAAAGCACAATGCCCAAGGTGCGCTTGCGCTTGCCGCTTCCGGTGATCAGCGCATCCAGCAAGCGCCGATCGTTGGTGCGCGCCAATTCGTCATAACCCCAAAATGACGGTGCCAAACCGTGGCCGGCTTTGTGGTCGGCCGAAAGCGCCTCATAGCGCGAACCGATGCCCGGCCCGCTGATAACTTCAATCATGCGCCGTTGGCTACCGCGCCGGATATAAACCGCGGCGCCCAATTCATCCACCGCGGCAATCACCGCGCTCATTTCCTCAAAAATGATCGCCGCCTGTTGCCGATCAACGCCGGCCGAATAACACTCGCCGCGCGGTTCGGCTTCCGGCCCCAACAAGTGGCACAACATCAAGCCGGCAACCAAGCCGGTTTTGCCGTTGCCGCGCGGTTCGGAATGCACCGCCAAGCGAACATCGGTGGCACCATAAACACGTTCGATGAATTGCCGTTGGTTCGGCAACAACTTGAATTTGCGGCCGATCAAGATGCCTTTGGTGATCGGTAAAAATTCAAGAAAAGCGATCACGCGATCAGCACGCGACAATCCTTTTTTTTGCCACGGCAATTTTCGCTTGCGTTTGCCGTTCAATCGAAGTGCAGCTTCGCGCTGCAATCGTGTTGAATTAGCGGTGCCGGTCATTCGATGCTTAAGGGCTCTTTTTGAC